TTGGTTCGTCTTTAACCATAATGTTTTCATTTTCAGTTTTTACACTATAAAGACATGACATAATCGATTCGAATAAAACTTCAGCCATAGAACCATCTGTTTTACCTAATATATTGTTACTAATAATATCTTGATATGTTGGATATTTTAACTCCACAACAATATCATCTGTAATAGAAACATTTTTTTCAATTTCCCAATTATCATTAGTTTTAATATCAATAGTTTGTAAATCTATTTTGACTTCATTTTCTTCATTACATTCTTCACAAGGATGTAATAGTTGAGTAGTTTCACCTACTGATTTAGACCTTACTTGTGTAAACATATAATCAACATCAAATGTTGCAAGATTGTTTACATTGATTCCTTGTACACAAGTTTCTAAACAACTTAACATAGAGTTTAGTATTTGCTTAGAATCTTTTGATTCGAATGCTACAAGTAATACTTTTTGTTCTTTTACTAAAAAAGGCCGATATTTAACAACTTCTTTAGTTGATGGTACCGTCATTTCATATTTTGGTACATCATTTTGTAATTGAGGTAACCCCATTCATTTCACTCCTTATAATACATCAATTCCACCAAGAGGTGTATCAATGTCCATATTAATAAATCCTTGAGTATTTGACGATCTTTTCCAATTAGTGTAAGCAAATGTTACAGTTAATTGAACTAAACCATCTAATTCGTTATTTAGTTCTATTGCACTTGTCGCTATAGGAAAGGCCTCAAGAAGGTCAACTGAATAAACAGTTCCACCACCAATTCCTGCGTTAAATCTTATAGGTCCTACTTGCTTACTTATTCCTGCTAGTGGTTGTCTTAGCTGGTGTATAGTAATTGTCCTAGCATACTGACTCTTGTAATTACTTGTAAAAGCACTACTACCTTCTTCCGGAATTGCAGTATTTCTCCAAGCATCAAAATACTCTTTAACACCGTAATCATTCATAAGATAAAAAGTCATACTTACATCATCAACAGCGTATCCATAAGCAACCTTTTGAAATTCCATACCAATTCTTCTCTCACTTGTTAAAGTAACTTTAGCAGGCAATTGTGCATTAGAACATAATATGTTTAATTCTCTGCCTGATGCTCCTCCGCCACCACCTGTAAGAAGACCAATAATTCCATTCAATAATCCTCCACTACCACCAAAACTTGTTGGCATTGTAACTAAAAATCTATTTGGTCTTGCAAATCCTAATTTAGTATTAGCTAAAGCTTTTAATTCGTCTACTGTATTAGCCATTTGCTATCTTCCTTGAATCTGAATATACTCTACCAGCAGAAGCTTTTTTCCAACTTGCTGTTGGCATAAAAGTTACAATCTCCCACTCTGGCGCTGGCACTTGTGCAAACTGAGATTTAACGTGATCCATTAAATAATGTTTAAAACAAGGTTGAAAGTATTTAAATTTAGCAGCGCCTTTAAGCAATCTATATGTTAAATTAAAACGTGTTGATTCGTTATAACTTTTGTTATTAACTAAATCAAGTAAACTATCTAAAAACTTTGCTCGTAAAACCGGTGGTATATAATGCAAGTTTAAACCTCTAAAACCACCTGGTGCTTTTTCAACTGGTATTACTAAAGGAAATGTATCGTAATACGGAAGTTTATCTTTAAGTTTAGGATCATAAAAAAACATCATCATACTTCCTAATAAAGGTGAATTTACTTTATTAACACCTTCTTCTCTCATTAAAGATTCCCGGTTAACTCTCGTTAAACTTTGTACACGTTTACGAAACCAATCACGTGATTCATCTGTACGTGGTGTAATACCTTTTCGAAAAGCTTCAAGTTCTAGTTTTTGAAATAAGTTACTCATGATTCTATTTATATCTTTTTCTTACGCTTTTTTCTAAATGGTTTCATTGGAGTATACTTCTTAAGTTTTCCAGGAACTGGCTTATGCAATAATTTCATTTCTTGTAAAGTTTTTTCAGTCCACACGTGAAACTCCCATCCACGATCCTGAGCATATTCATTTGCAGCTTCCCACTTATTCATATTTTTTACATAAGTAAGACCTTCAGTAATATATCTTTTAGTTTTTTTTGCACCTACCGGTGGAACAGTTTCTTTTTCTGGTTTTATTTCAACTAAGATCGTTTTTTCTTCAAACACTATTTTTAAATCAACATAGTATTTGTGATACTTTTTATCAACGTCATAGTAGTATGGAATGATAACTTCTTCTGAACTCCATCCTTTTACTTTAACGTTACTATCGCACCAGCCAAATGCAGCTCTTTCCCATAATGATCTATACACAACCGAAGATGGATCTCCTTTGTATTTTGATTTATTTTTGACTTGGTATCTTCCTGAATATCCCATGAAATCCGTTATAAATAAAGAATAATACTTTAATATATCTATAAGGATTAAATATGTCAGAACTTAGCATTATAAATCAAAAAGCTGGTCCTTTAGGAGAGAAGAATTTTGGAAATCCAGGGGTAGGCAATGAAATTAAAAGTGTTGGTAATTCTAATTCTATGGGGTTAGATGATGATATAACTGGTCAATCTTTATCTGGAAAATTACAAAGCCCATTATCAAGAAGCGCTCTTACTGCAAGTAGATTAGAATATCCTATAGACGTTAGTGGCAATCCAGCATATTCTGCTACTATAAAATTTCAAGTGTTAGAATACACAACTGCTAGTCCAGGTCAATCACAAAAAAATCATATAACAACAACTACAGATAATATTCAATCTCAAGAAACAACAAAAGCAAAAGTTGAAGACGATCCTAATGCAAGTAATATAGGTGGCGGTGGAAGTGATATTGGTGCTCCTTCTACTGTTTCTTTTAATGACGACGCCAGTAATTCAGGTTATGCCGGTATTTCTAGTAATAGCATCGGTGATTTTAGTGACTTCAGCGGTGTTAATGAATTTAAAACCAAACAAGATGCAAAAGCTGAATTTAATAATATTAAAAAAACTACTGCGAGCTCTAGTAACTTTAAATTAGGATTTTTTCCAAAAACAACTGCGCCTATTGTAACTATGTATTTTCCACCTTCTCAAGCTTTTCTTGATGGCGTTCAATATGGTGACGCAAATTTAGGTGCCACCGGTGGAGCAGCTTTAGCAGCATTTGAAGCAGGTGGTGATGGGGTTAGAGCTGCTGTTGGCCAAATGATGGATGTTGGAAAAACTGTGTTAGATACTGTATTATCTGGTCAAGTTAAAATAGCAGCAGCTGCTGAATCTGAAACTGCTAGATTAACTGCAACAAAACTTATAAGTGCAATCCCTGGAATGAATTTAAATCAAGGACTGGGAGCTGCAGCGGGAATTGCCAACAGAATAATAGTTAATCCAAATGTAAGAAAATTATTTAACGGCGTAACTGTAAGAGAGTTTACATTTCAATTTAAAATGATACCAACATCGCCTGAAGAAGGTGAAATTATACAAAAAATAATTAAACTATTTAGAAAAGAAATGTATCCAAGAGCGTTTAAAGTTCCTGTAGGTGGTGAATCAAATGTAAGTTTAGGATATAATTTTCCAAATGCTTTTAAGATTAAATTTAATTTTAAAGATTCCGAAAACAGAAATATACCTAAGTTGCTTCCATGTTATTTAAGAAATGTTTCTCACACAATAAATCCAACGGGTGGTGGATTTAAAAATGATGGAAAAGCTAATGAAACTGATTTAACATTAGCGTTTGTTGAGCACAGAGCTATTGAGCAACAAGATATAGAAAAGGGTTACTAATGCTTTATTTTAATGAATTTGAAAATTTAACATATAAATTTGGAGATGAAGTTGATACAGTTATATTCCAAAACTTATCAATATATGTTGATTTAATAGATGAGATTAAAAATAATATAACGTTTTTAAACGTTCATACTATTCAAGAAGGGTTCAGACCAGATCAAGTTTCAATACAATTATATGGAACTCCTTTATACTATTGGACTTTTTATCTTATTAACGACGATATTAGAGAACAAGGTTGGCCTCTTATTAGAACAGAACTTGACGCATATACTAAAAAAATATTTCCAAATACTACAATAACAACAAAAGACCCTGACTTTGCAAATAAATTTAAAATAGGTCAAACTATTTCAGGAGGAACATCAGGCGTATCTGGTAAAATTATAAAAAGAAATCCAGATTTGGGACAAATAGTTGTTGAAGGTAATGTGGCTTTTTCTATAAGCGGCGAATTATTTTCATCAACAAATTCTTCCGGAACATTAGAATCTTTAGTTGGAGCGTCAAGCTCAAAAGAATATCAATCTGCTTCTCATTATATAGATGGAACTGGTGCAATTGTAGACATAGATCCTACAGTAGGGCCTGGAGCTTTACTTACAGAAAAAACTCATGAAGATGTTTATTTCACAATAAATGAGAATCTTAGACAAATTAAAATAATTAAACCTAGTCAAGTTACTAACTTAGTTTCAAGTTTTAAAAGAGCTGTAAGAGGATAATATGGAATTAGACATTGCTTCTACTGCAGAAGGATCTACTGAATACTCTCTTGTGAGCGCTATTATAACATCAGATCGTGTGCAATCTGAAGTAGAAATATCTGCTGTTGTGAGTGAATTTGTAATTTATGAACATATAGAAAAACCTTATTTAACTATGAGGTTATCTTTCATAGATCAAATTAATATAGTTCAAACTGTAGATTTTCAAGGTGGTGAAAAACTATCAATTGTAATAAAACAAATAGAAGAAGTTCAAACTGGAAATGAAATAAGAAAAGATTTTGTTATTGATGAAATAGAAAAGGTAATTAAACTTGACGAAAGAAATGAAACAGTTGTAATACATTGCACTGAATATCATATGTTCGAAGCTGCAGCTCAAAATGTAAATAAATCTTATAGTGGTTCTCCTTCTAGTATTATTAATAGTTTAATTTCTAGTTATATAAATAAGTCTTTAGTAATAGATGGTACAGATTCTACTAAGAATTTAAAAGTAATAATACCAAACTTAGATCCTATAGATGCTGCTTTATGGATAAAAAATAGATCAGTGACATATAACGGTTTACCTTTCTTTTTGTATTCGCCTTTAGGCGTTGATAATTTAGTATTTAAAGATTTAGGAAAAATGTTATCTGAGCCTGTAAATAATATTACAAGGCCATATGTTTATACTAGTAGTTTATCTCATTCATCAGGAGAATCAAAATTATATAGCATAATAGAATATAAGTACGAAAACTCTGAAGAATTAATTAATCTTTTACGAAAAGGTTATGTTGGCGCTTCATATAGTTTTTACGATGTGCATAGAGGAATATCTGAAGAAAAACATTTTGATGTTGATAATGTGTTTAAAAGCTTATTAGTGCAAAATCTTTTAGGAGGTCAAAATTCAAAATATAATTATGGACCAGAATATAAGATAAAAGGAAAGAATTTATCAAGTTATAATTCTAAAGTTATTAGTAAAATATCTTCTAGTGGTAGTTACAGAGGTGGCTCGTACAATGCTGGTTACAGAAGTTACAGCGATGAAACTTTAGGTGGCGATCATATGAAACATATTACTGGTAAAGCTATAAAAGGTTTTTTATCTAAAACTCCTTTGTGCATTACTGTGAAAGGTAGAGAGTTTATAACTGGCAATGATAATTACACTTTAGGGAAAACTATAAGAGTCTTATTTTTAGATGCTGATCCTACCGAAGATACACATAATGCTTCGAAGGATTTAAAAAAATCAGGTGATTATCTAATAATAGGTGCTAAACATTCATTTAATGGTGATAAAGTTACTAGTGAATTATTATGTGGTAAAGTCGCATCTATTGGAAAGGAAATTGCAATATAATGGCATACGCGCATATATTAGAATCTGAATATTACGGTGATCAAGTAAGATGGTTTATTGGAACAGTTGTAGACGTCAATGATCCTTTAAAACTTGATAGAGTTAAAGTAAGAGTTTATGGTATTCATACGTCAAATACTATTGATATACCAAATCAAGATTTACCATGGGCAAGTGTTTTAATACCTGTTACAGAAGGTGGTACTTCTGGAATTGGAGCGAATTCTCAAATAAAAAATAGAGCACAAGTTTTTGGAATATTTTTAGATGGAAAAGATTCGCAATGCCCTTTAGTTATGGGATCAATCCCTAAAGTTGAAACAAAAAGAAATGATGTTAATGAAGCGCCTTCGACAAAGAATGAATATGACGGAAGCTCAGTTGTTCCTGATTCAACACCACAGGGTGTCAAACCCGGTGTGCCTTCAGTTAGTGAAGGCAATTTAACAGGGCAGAATAACGCAGAAAAAGCATATAATTTTTTCTTATCTAAAGAAGGTGGATCGTTTACATCTGCACAAAGTGCTGGTATAATAGGAAACTTAATGGCAGAATCTGGTAAAAATCTAAATCCAACTATAGTTTCAGGATTTAAAGATGAAGGATCTTTTGGAATAGCGCAATGGAATCCAAGTAAAGCTGCAGGTTTTAGATTGCAAGAGCTTAAAAGATTTTGTAAAGATTCAAATTTAAATTTTAGAACACTATATGCTCAATTAAAATTTATAGTATATGAACTTGGAAAATATCCGTATTTAGGTCTTGGTAAATTAAGAAAAGCTCAAACGCCTGAAGAAGCTTCTCGAATTTTTGAAAGATACTATGAAAGACCGGCACCTGGAAGTACGCAAAAAAGAATAGCTTTTGCACTTGAAATTGACAAAAAACTAGGAATTGGAGCTGCATAATGGCTGATAAATCATTTATTAATATGAAAGCTGGTGATAAACCAAGAGGCGCTAATGAAAATAGTACATTTAATGGTACAGTACTAACGATAGGCCGACCAGAAGTAATTGCAAAAATAACAGATATAAGAGTTGCTAGAAGCCAAACTGATGATAAAAACGCTTTTACTACTAACAATATGCCTTCAATATTTAATGATCTTTCTCAATATACATATAATGGAAGTATCATATCTTTAAAAAGCTTTCATCAAAGAATTAGAATAGAATATGAAAAACCCGAAGTAACACAAGCAGAGTTTGAAGCAGCTGCTTCGCCTGAAATGGTAGCTTTTCAACAAAAGATGATTGCTGATATTGGCGGACCAATGAGAGCCTCTGCTTCAAGTTTAAATGTTCAAGAAATTACAGGTAATGCATCACCTTTTAATCTTTTAGGTGCAACTTTTGGTGGATTTAAAGGATTACAAGAAGGAGCAAAACCTACAGCTAATTTTACCAAAAGAGTAAGAATAGCTAAAATGGAGCCAGGCGCAGCCGACGGATCAGGAGACGCAACGTCATCTCAAACATCAAATTTAACAACATTGTTTAAAAAAACTAATTTATCTACTAATAATTTAAATAAAGTGGTATTTACACAAGGTAGCGTTAATGCAATAATGGACGAATTAAAAGTTCGAACTTCTGCAAACTCAAGTAAAATAAAAGAAACAGCTCAGTCTGTTTTACCTACAAATATTTCTACTAAAATTTTAGAACAAGCAACTGCTGCTATTAATGATAAAGATGCTGGAATTACAGTTGAAAGTAAAATGACTAAAGAAGTACAAACTGAAGTTAAATCAAAACTTAAAGAAGCTCAAAACGCAGGTTTAGGTTATGATCCTAATGCGTTAATTCCAGGAGCTGGTAGATCTGGATCTAATACATTTGCTAACTTGCTAGGTAAAGTGAAAGGCATAAAAGCTCAATTTCCGCCAAGTGTTAAAAATTTAATGAAAGGATTACCAGATGGTGTTATCCCGCCAAAATTAAACACAAAAATTCCAAATATAATAGAAGGTGTAGATCCAATTACTGGAAAACTTTCGTTAGACACAAACACAAATAAGTTAATACAAAAAGGCTCTTTAACACCGAATATGTCACCAAGTAATATATCTAATTTAGGTTTTAATAAATCTACGTGGGCTGGATATAATACGCCAAAAACTTATAAATTTGAATTTGTGGATACTTCTGATGAATTAGAAACTGAATTTTCAAATAGTTCTAGAATGAAAACAGGAACTAATAATCAAGTTGTAGCTTTTATTGTAGGTTGGACTGATAAAATTTGGGGCCCACCGGAAAAGGTAAACGCTAGTTCTATTCATGAAATATCAAAAACAAATGATTTACAAAATTTAGTTAATACTGAAAAAAATATTAAAAGTGCATTAGTTAAAATAAATGCTAAACCTAAAATTTATGGAATACAAGCTCATTACTTAATATTAACAGATGGAAGAATACAAAGAGGTAGACCTATAGATGAAACTAGAAATCCAGACACTTCTTCATATGATTTAACTGGTGTTCAAGTTACTATTGTTGCAAACACTGAAAATCCAGTTAATGATGAGCAATTAGCATCATTAAAAAAACTTATATCTAAAGCTTATAAAGTTGTTCCAGGGCTTAACTTATTTGGTGATTACGAAATGGATCAAAACAAATTAGGTCCCGCAATAGATATGGATTCTTTAAGAGACGTGTATGGAAAAGCAAACTCTATAACTAATCCAGAAGAAGGCGGTAACGCTCCTAGTAGAAAAGAAATAGTTTTTACAAAACCTTCAGTTATAGCTCAAGGATCAAAAACAAAATCAGTCGAACCTTTTAGTTTTAGTAAAATACAAAAAGACTTTGAAAAAATAGATTTAGCAACTGGTAAAGAACTTCCGCCTGATGCACAAAAAGATTTAGACGCTGGATTAAAAGCATTTGATGATCTTAAAAAAGGAAAAATAGATATTGATAAAGGAATATCTCAAGCTATAAATGATCCTAAAAATTCTGCAGCAAAGTTACAAGGTGATGCCATTATTGGTAAACTTACTGGCGGATTTGATAAGAATAAAATTTCAGTCGATTCAATAGCTAAAAAACTCGATACAAGCAATTTAAAAAAATTATTTAGGAGATAGGATTAAATTATGTCAATGGAATCTCAAAATTTTACAGTACCTGAAGGAAAAGCTAGTTCATTAAAAAATAAAGAAAACGGCTTTTCTGATCCTAGCGGTATATTTCCTAAAGTTGAATATGAAGAAACATCGTCAGTCAACGAAATAGCAAGAGGATTTAAAAGAGTAAACGTTGAACTAGGTGGTTCAGTAAAAGATATTGATTTTGATTTAAATGAAGAAGCAGTATCAACTTATCCTAATTCACAAGTCAAAGAAACTGCATCAGGTCATATTGTTGAATATGACGATACACCAGGTTCTGAAAGAGTTATGATAAGACATAATTCTGGATCAGGCGTTGAGATGCGTGCAGATGGTTCAGTAGTATATTCATCAACAAAAAATACAGTAAGAGTAACAGCACAGGATGAAAAGGTTATAGTTGATGGTGATGGTGAATTACAATATAATGGTAACTTAAAATTAAAAGTTGCAGGAGATTTTGATGTTGAAGTTGGTGGAGACTTTAATGTGAACGTCAAAGGCGATATGGAACAAAATATAAGAAGAGGTCTTATTACTGATGTTGCCGGAACGGTTGAAACCCAAATTGTAGGAAGTAAGTCAGAAACTATTGGTGGAGGATCCACTACGCTAATACATGGTGACAAGAATGACATTATAAAAGGATCGTTTGCTGAAAATGTTCAAGTTGATCATAACTACGCAGCCGGAGGAACACTAACGATGACTGCTGAAAATGAAGTTACTCTTTCAACAAAGAGCGCTAACATTACAGCATCATCACTTGCGGTATTAGGTGACAGTGGAACTATTGGAGGTGCTAATATGGTCTACTACGGTCACACTGCGCATATACCAAGAGTTAATTCTACTTCAGTTCATGCTACTGCAATGTATGCTACAACTTTTCATGGAGACTTAACTGGTAAAGCTGATTCTGCTAATCATGCAGATTTTGCTAATACCGCCGGTCAAGCTCCTGAAGGAAGCGCCGGTTCACCTGGGACAAACGTAAATAACACTACTTCTGCTGCAGATTCTAACACTGTTTTACCTACAACAGCTATAATAAATGATGCATTAGAGAATTCAGGTGTAGCAATAAAGAGAGTTCATATCGATGACTTTAATCAATTATTTAACAGATTAGATCGTACAGCACACTACGGTGGCGTATCTAAAGTAGACTTAACGACTAAAGAAGCTAGATCAAAATTAAGAGATCCAAATAACGCAAGTAACACTACGTTTATTTCAGCTCTTATATCAGATGGGACAATATCACCTTTTGCTACAAGGCTTTCACCATTATCGACAGGTAGAATAGTTGGTAAAGAAACAGCAGCAAGAAGAGGAAATGACGAATTAGGTAGAAGTCAAAACTCAACTAAATTATATAAGGCATAACAATGGCAGTTTCAACAGTAGATTTATTGGTAGATCAAAAATACAATCCAGTATTTCAAGATTCAATAACAAGTAAAACAAAACTTGCGTCTGGAATATCAATGGCAAAGTTTCTTGGCGGTGACAACGATCCTGTAACACTGACACATATTACAGATGACAATCAAAAAGTTTTACTAGCAAAGCAATATGTATTACATGCAGAAGCAATGAAAACAATTAATTCTCAAGATTCAACAAAAGAATTTAAAGATTTTAGATTACAAGTTGTTGAAGGATTATATAGAGCAGAACCCGGTGAAAACTTAGATGTTAGTGACGGATTAAATTACTTAATGTCTAGAGGTTTAGCCGTTGTATATGAATTAATTGGATTAAACGGCAAAATTGCTATAGAAAAAACATTTGATTTAGCTGTATATTGGAAAGATAATATACAATTTGATAAAATGATTTTAGATTACGATAATTATAATCCAGATGGCACACTTAATGCTCAAATTATATTAGTAATGCCTGAAGTAATATCACCTTGGACTGTTACATTTAATAATAATGTAGAAACAAGATATAATAATATTAATCAGGTTACAAATGAATTATTAGAGGTATTAAGAACAACTGTTGACGCATAACTTATATAAATAGATCAAAAGGAAACATAATGCCAACAAGAGCTTTTTCAATTGAAGATGGTAATATAGGAACTAATACTTTAGTTTCAAGTAGAACTGAAACTTATAAAGATATTGATTTAACTTTCACAAAAAAAGCTTCTGGTGATATTTTTAAAAAAGAACATGCTGCTTCTGTTAAACAAGCAATTAAGAACTTATTATTAACAAACTTTAGTGAAAAGCCTTTTCAACCAAGATTTGGTGGTAATTTAAATTCTTTTCTTTTTGCTTTAAACACAGATGTTGATGACGAAGATTTAAGAGAACAAATAATACAAGCAGTTGAAATATTCGAACCAAGAATTCAAATATTAAATATTGATACAAATTTACGCGATGATTCACACGAAATAAAAGTCACAATTACTTTTAAAATGATTAATACATCACAAATTGAAAGTACACAAGTGAACTTAACGAGGTTAAGATAAATGGCAACAACTATTAGATCAACTCAATTAGATTTTAACACTATTAAAAGTAGGTTAAAAGATTATTTAAAGCAACAAACTGAGTTTGCTGATTACGATTTTGAAGCATCAGGTTTAAGTAATATATTAGATGTATTGGCATATAATACACATTTTATGGGTTTAAATGCAAACTTTGCTCTTAACGAATCATTTATAAACACAGCGCAACTTCGAAGCTCTGTAGCATCATTAGCAGAAGGATTAGGATACGTTCCAAAATCATATTCTTCATCAAAAGCAGACTTAAATCTTGCAGTTCAAGTATCAGCAGAGACAAGACCGACTCTTATAACTTTGCCAAGAGGCACATCATTTACGTCAAGTGTTGGAGATATTTCATACACTTTTCAAACAAGAGAAAATTTTATAGCCACAGACGATGGAACAGGATTATATCAGTTTTTAAATTCTACAGACGGAGTTGCTATACCAGTTTTTGAAGGTATAGAAAAAACTAAAACTTTTTTTGTAGGTGACATAGCTGATAATCAAATATATGTAATTCCAGATATTACAATGGATACTTCAACTATAAGAGTAAGAGTTTTTCCAACTGCAAGTTCATCTTCATTTGATACTTATATTAACATACAACGTGCATTAAGAATTAATAATGATTCAAAGTTTTTTCAAATAAAAGAAGTTCCAAATGGATTTTACGAAATAATATTTGGCGATGGCACAACTACAGGAAAAGCACCAGTTGCTGGTAATAAAATAGTAATCGATTATTTATCAACACAAGGCACAGTTGCAAATAATGCTTCTTCATTTTCCCCATCATCAGATGTGACTATTAATGGTGTAGATTATACTCTTGTGACAACAACTGAGGCTGCTTCTGCTGGAGGCGCATACAAAGAAAGCATTGAGTCTATAAGACAAAACGCTCCTATAGCTTTTACTTCTCAAAGAAGATTAGTAACTGCAGAAGACTATAAAGCTCAAATACAATCAAACTATGGCGGATTTTTAGATGATGTAACATCATATAGTGGAGCAGATTCTGTACCAGCAATATACGGAATAACGTATATTGGTTTAAAATTTAAAGCAGGTGTAAGCGCATCAAGACAACAAAATGTTAAAGACCGAATTAAAACAGACCTTACAGATAATATGGCAATTATGTCGATAAATACAGAATATGTAGATCCTGTAACAACTTTATTAGAAATTTCAACTACCTTTAATTTAGATCCAGATTTAACAGGTTCAACTTCACAAGCTCTTCAAACACAAGTTCAAAATACAATAAACAATTTTTTTACAACTAATCTTAAAAAATTTAATAAAGTTTTTAGAAGGTCTAATTTATTAACTCTTATAGACGCTTTAGATCCATCAATTTTAAACTCTAAAATGGAAATTAAGTTAAAACAAAGTTTTGTACCAACTGCTAATATACCTTTATCTTATACTATATCATTTCCAGTTTCCTTAGCTGAACCAGATGATACAATTTCGTCTTTAACAACTTCTCAATTTACTTTTAATTCTCAAACTTGCTTTATAAAAAATAAAGTAGGAACTACAAAATTACAAATAATATCAATAGATGGCACTATTGAAGTTGATAATATAGGAAGCTATAACAATTTAACTGGAATAGTTAATTTAGTAGGATTTAAGCCAACTGCATTTGAAGGAAGTGAAATAAGTATATCAGTATTTCCAGCAAATCAGAATACTATAAGACCTTTAAGAAATTACATATTAGATATTGATACAGCATCATCATCAAGAGCGGTCTTAGATTTTCAAAATACAGCGGTTAGTATATAAATGTCAATTGATTATAAAAGTAAAAGAAGATTTAAATCTTTTCAAAATAGAAAAGTAAGAGAAGCGCTACCTGAGTTTTATACTTCTGAATTTCCGACTTTAGTTACATTTTTAGAAAAATATTACAATTTTATAGATTCTGCTGATGGAACACATGCCTTTGGAAGCAATGCACAGCAGTTTTTCGCTAAAAAAGATATAAAAGAAATGCCAGCAAACTTACTTAATAATTTAGTTAGTGAGTTAGGTGGCGGTTTAAAAACAGGAGAAAATTTTACTGATAGGCGTTATGCTTTAACTAGATTAGCTGATCTTGCAAGACTAAAAGGCAGTAGATTTTCACTAGAAGAATTTTTTAGATTATTCTTTCAGCAAAGAGCTGAAGTTGAATATGGTAAAGAATCTATGTTTATTATTGGAGATTCAGCAAGTCAAATTGGAGTTGATTCAATAAAATTTATACAAAATAATGAACTGTTTCAAACTTTTGGACTATTAATAAAAACAGAAATATCTGTAGATACATGGAGCGAGCTTTATAAAAAGTTTGTGCATCCATCTGGTTTCTTTTTTGCAGGACAAGTTGTTTCTGATACCGAAGCTATAACTTCTCCAATTGGAGAAATATCAGTACCAGATTCTGCAGCTGATCCTGTAATAATATCAGAAGCAATATTATCTGCAACGTTACCGTTTGTGCAATCAACTGTATTAATCGATTCAGAAGGTAGTAATGTAAGACAGTCTAATTTAAATGAACTTGTTAGTGATTACCAAAACTTTTCATTAAGCGATCTTGATACAACTTATCACACTGTAAAACAAATTATTACACCAAACTCATTTACATTTGATGATAGTAGTATTAGAGATAGTGATGAAAATGCTACACCTGATTTCTCATTAACATTAGAGACAATGGATAATGAAATATTTACTAGAAGAGTTACTGACTCGTCTTTCTAGTATAAATAACACTATAAGTAGGATAGAAAATGACAAGACAAAATATAAACATAGGTTCTTCAGCGAACGATGGAACAGGCGATACCTTACGTTCTGCAGGAACTAAGATAAATGCTAATTTTCAAGAAATTTATACACAACTTGGAGGAAATAGCTCTACACTTAGTGAATTAGTTAAATTAAAAGATTCAGGTACTATTGGTACTATACAATTTGAAGGAACAAGTACAGACTCTCATGAAACAAAATTGATTGCAATTAATCCTACTGCAGATAGAACAATTTCTTTGCCAAATGCAACTGGTACAATTATTTTACAAGATACCACAGACACTTTAACAAATAAAACTTTAACTACACCAACAATAGCATCTATAATAAATGGTGGTACAGTTACAATTCCTTCTGGTGCAGACACTTTAGTTGCTAGAACTTCAGCAGACACTTTAACAAATAAAACTTTAACCACACCAACTATAAATTCACCAATAATTGGCACTGCAATAAATGATGTAAATGGAAACGAAATTATAAAAATAACTGCAAACTCAAATGCTGTAAATGAAATAACAATTGCAAATGGTGCGTCAATAACGGGTCCTACAATATCAGCAACTGGTTCCGGATCAAATTTAAATTTACGTCTTGCAGCAAAAGGAACTGGGTCTGTTAGTCTATCAAAAGCATCTTTTACATCAACTACGATTACATCAAACGGCGCAGCAAATAGTGCTGTAACATATATAATAGGAAATAAAGGTTCGCCTCTTGCTGTAAGTTTAGCAAATGGAACCACTGTTGGAGAATACAAAATATTTACAAATAAAGGAGCAGGTGTGATGACTGTGACTCCTTCAAATTTTTCACAAGGAACAACGTTTGCACTTGCACAAAATGATGGATGTACTTGTATATGGGATGGATCAAACTGGTCTCTTATAGGTAATCAAGGTGAAGTGACAGTAGCATAAAGGAATAAGATATGGCAGCGATAATTACAGACTCTTTTAAGAAACAAATAGTTCAAACCGTATTTGATGAAGTTTCTTTTTCAGATTCAGCATCAACACATAGGTATTATATAGGAATAGGTAGATCCGAGCAATGGGATGATAGCGAAAACATTCCTACAGTTACAGACACACCTAGAACTATAAGAAATTTAAGAGCTGGATTACAATCAATAAAATCTGCAAATGATGTAACTTTTACTATACCAAGATATAATTGGTCTTCTGGCGCAATATATTCAGCATATGACGACAATTTAGCATCTATTCCAGCAGTAAACAGCTATTACGTTCTTACTGAAGATAACCAAGTATATGTGTGTTTACAGCAAGGAAAATCGTCAACTGGTGCAGCAACTACTTCTACAGTTAAGCCAACAGGAACATCTGTAAAAGCTTTTAAAAATGCAGATGGTTATGTTTGGAAGTTTTTATATACATTGAGTGCAACAAGAGCAAATAAATTTCTTTCAGCAAATTTTGTACCAGTCGAAAAAATATTAGATTCAGCTACACTAGGAAGAGCTCATACAGTTTTAGAAGATCAGCAACTTTTAATACAAAACGCAGCTGTTCCAGGCCAAATTATTGGTATCAGTGTGACAAACGGTGGTTCAGGATATACTAGTGCACCTATTGTAAATATAAATGGTGATGGGGTTAGAGCAGCAGCAACTGCAACTGTATCTGGCGGAACTGTGACAAAGATAGAATTAGATTCAAGTGCTGATAGTGGCCTTACAATGGGTCAAGGATATAATTTTGCTAGTGTATCATTTACTGGTGGTGGCGGTTCAAATACCACTGCGCGTGTAATATTAGGACCAGATAGTGGAATGGGTAATGATCCAAGAGATGAATTTAAATCAACATCATTAATGTTTAATACAAAACCAAATGGAATTGAAGATAGCAATTTTATAGTAGGTCAAAATTTTAGACAAGTTGCTTTAATAAGAGATCCTAAAAAACCTACTACAGACTCTGATTTTTCAAATTCAAGTGGTAAAGTTTTAAGATTTTTAAAATTGCAATCAGCAGCAAATGTTGGCTTTTTAGATGCAACAATAACAGGTGGAACCTCTGGTGCTAAAGCTTTAGTTGATGAAGTTGCTGGCGATAAATTATATTTTCATCAAACAGAAGATACTGGATTTTTAGATTTTCAAGAAGAAGAAGGTATTTCTGGTGGTGGTCAAACTGGCACACTTGTTGTAGAAGGAACTGACGCAGACTCTGATGCATTTACACGAGATGACGTTAACAAACTTTCCGGAAAAGTACTATATATAGAAAATAGAGCGCCAGTAACTAGATCAGCTAATCAAACAGAAGATATAAAAGTTGTGATAACACTTTAAGGATATAAAATATGGCTACTACACTTACAAATTCCGTCTTTAATACAACTTATAAAGATGATTTTGCTGACAGCGCAGGATTTCATAAGATACTATTTAATTCAGGTAAGGCATTACAGGCTCGTGAGTTAACTCAACTACAAACAATATTACAAAATCAAATACAAAGATTTGGTGATAATGTATTTAAAGAAGGCGCGGTTGTTAAACCAGGTGGTGCTAATATAAATCCAAAATATGAGTTTGTAAAATTAAATACTACTACAAATACTCTTCCAGCTGATACGTCTTCTATAACAACTGCAGCGAGTAGTGCTAATATTTTTCAAGGTGCTACATCTAATATACAAGTTAAAGTCTTACAAGTAGTTACTGCTACTGGTTCCGATCCTGATACTCTCTATATTCAATACATGAATACAGTATCAACTTCTGGAACTTCTACTCCTAGATTAAGTGCAGGTGAAAATATAACTAATGGTACTGTTACTTTAACAGTGCAGTCAATTAATACAACAGCTAATCCAGCAACAGGTGTTGGAATACTTGCAACACTAGCTTCCGGAATATATTATGCAAGAGGACATTTTATTTTCACAGAAGACCAGTCAAAGATTATTTCAAAGTACAGTGACAATAAGACGACTAATCTAGGATTTAAAGCAGTTGAAGATATTGTTACAGCAATTGATGATAATAGCTTATTTGATAATCAAGGAGCCGCACCTAACCTAACAGCATCTGGCGCTGATAGATATAGGATTACTTTATCAATTGCAGAAGAAACAGATATTGCTGCAGATGAAAATTTTATACATATTGCTACTATCAAAAAAGGTGAAATATTTAGTGCAATCTCTGTGAATGATGCTTATAATATTCCAACAGACGTTGTAGCAAAGAGAATATATGAAAATTCAGGCGACTATATTGTAAAACCTTTTTCAACAAAATTTGAATTGGACTCTGAAACAACTCATTTAAACTTAGAGGTAAGCTCTGGTGTGGCTGTAGTGGACGGATATAGAGCCTCAACAACTTTTCCAACAACACTTAGAATTTTAAAACCTATAACCACAGTTGAAATAAATAATGATGTAACCCCAGTTGATTTTGGTAATTCAGTTGTTGTTGATACTGATAGCGCTGGAGCAAATGATGGTATTCCTAATATAAGCACGTTTCCAAAATTAAATATCAGAGATGCTCATGGCCATGCTGGCTCAACTATCGGTACTGCTAGAGTAAAATCTATAAATCATTTTGATGGCAAATTAAAGTTTTATCTATTTGATGTACAAATGAATTCTGGAAAAGCTTTTAGAAATGCTAAAAGTATAGGAACAGGCTCGTCAGAATATTTTAATCTTGAATTAGAAAGCGGTAAAGCTGTTTTAAAAGACCCATTCAATAATACATCTTTATTTCCAATTTCTAAAGCAAGACCAAAAGCAATAACTGATATATCATTTGCGGTTCAACGTAGATTTACAGTAACTACTAATGGTTCTGGTCAAGCTTCAATAAGTGTGTCAGCTGGAGGTGAAACATTTACTAATGTTAGTGATTGGATAATTGGAAGTGATAGTAGTGTATTATATCCAAGTGCTCTATACACTAATCCATCTATTAGCGGAAATGGAACCACATCTTCAACTCTAACCGGATTGCCGGCAAGTCAAAATATCGAAATACTTGCTTACGTAAGCAAAAGTTCTCCATCTATTAAAACTAAAACATTAACAACTAGAACTGAAACATTAGCAGGAGGCACATCAATAACGTTAAGTAAAGCTGATATTCTTGACATAACTGAAGTTATAAAAGCAGGAGATAGTAGTACTATACGTACTTCTTTATTTGATTTAGATAATGGCCAAAGAGATAATCATTATGCACTTGGTAAAATAAATTTAAGACCAGGTTTAAGTGCAGTTGACAGTTGTCAAATAAAATACCGATATTTTGAACATGGTGTATCAGGCGATTTATTTGCAGTAAACTCATATACTGGCCAAGTTACATATGATAAAATTCCTAGTTATAAACTTTCTAATGGCCGTAAAATAAAATTAAGAAACTTTATAGATTTTAGATCTGTTATGGATGTAAACAGCGAATTTGCATCTTCAGGTGCCGGAGCTAGAGTTATAGAATTGCCACAACCTGGCACATTAGTTACTAGTGATAATGAATATTATCAAGGGCAAGCTGGTAAGTTAATAATTGACAGAGAAGGTATTATTAGATTTGTAACAGGTATACCTAGCTTTAATCCTGTTACTCCAACTAAACCTGATCAGACTCTTGCTTTATACGATATTTTTATGAATGGTAACACTGATAATGATTCTGATGTTACTACAAGAAAGATCGAGCACAGAAGATTTACAATGAAAGATATTAGCACTCTTGAAAAAAGACTAAGTAATCTTGAAGATGTTACTTCTATGAGTTTATTAGAAGTTGATACTAAATATTTTCAAACATTAGATTCTTCTGGAAACGATAGAACTAAGTCAGGATTTTTTGTAGATAACTTTAGTGATCATACTTTTACAGATACACGTGTGAGTCCTGATATAGGATATCGAGCTGCGATAGATCCTGTTAATCAACATATGAGACCTGCTTTCTTTGAAGATAATATAAGAATGATTTATGACTCTGCATCATCTACTAATACTATACGTAAAGGTGATAATGTTTATATTGAATATGATGAAGTACCTTACATAAATCAAAATGAAGCGACAAAAGCAATTCTACTAAATCCATTTGCAGTGATTATATATGAAGGTTTAGTTACACTATCTCCTGCATCAGATGAATGGAGAGATGTTAATAGATTACCAGATAAAATTGTTCAAGGCGGCACTCGACTTGCTACAAATAATGCAAATAACTGGAATAACTGGTCATGGAGTTGGAGCGGTATACCAGTCGAAAATTTAGGAGTTGGTTCTAGTACTAATTCACAAAGAGGCATAGTAAATAGAGTTGTTAGCGAAGAAACAATTTTAGATTTAGTTGAAGATAGAGTTTTACAGACTGCTTTTTTACCTTTTATGAGATCTCGTAAAGTTCATTTTAAAGTTGAAGGTATGAGACCTAACACTCAAATCTTTCCAATTTTAAATGGAATTAATATTGCGGCATATGCTAGAGAAGAAACTTTTCAATTCTATTCAGATAATAACATAGATTTTGGTAACACATTAAATGGACTAACTGAACATCCTGATGGAACAAATACGCTAACAACTGATAATGATGGAACAGTTGAAGGTTCTTTGATTATTCCAAATAATGATACCATAAGAATTAGAGTTGGCACTAAACAATTAAAATTTTTAGATATATCAGTTGATGTTGAAGAAAATGCAGGATGTATAGCTCGAGCAAGTTATGCTGCTTTAGGCCACTTAGATACAAAAGAAGCAACATATATGTCAACTAGACAATTAAATATTCAAGGATTTAGAGTTCCACCTCCAAGATATTTTAATTATGGCGGCGATGGCGGCGACGGCGGCGGCGGAGGAGGTAATCCTTCACCTTCTGGTCCTAGTCACTCAATGGGTCTGGAAACTGATATAAATGCCCAAAACAATCAAACATATGGTTTCTCTGAGGACAGCGAAAGTAATAGTGATAATTCAAGTGGTGCAACTTGGATATGCACCGCTACATACGACACGGGATTAATTTCTAATAGTCACTATAGACTTCTTCGCAAATACGGCATAGGGTTAAGAAATTCCTCCCC